CAGGGGGGGCGGGGACAGTTTTCGGAGCGTCGTCCTCTCCCCACATGGAATTCGGTGGGATGAGGGCGATGACGTCATGCGCTTTGAGGAGGGAATGACCCTCGGGGACGCGCTCGACGTGAACCAGGAGCTTCTGGCTACGGGAGGCGCTGGCGCGGGAACCAAAAGTGACGCGGAAGGGCCCAGGGTGAGTGGGTTCCGCCTTGTTGCTGACGATGAGTTGTTCGACGGGGGCGCGACGTGGGTGGGCACCAAGTTCCTGGGCGAGCCTAGCGTGGGCCCGATCCGGGAAGAGGTTGAGCCAGCACCAGCCGGGGGTTGACGGGTTCGGGGCTGGGGCCGGGTCGGCGTCGTCGAGGACGGACTGACGGACGAGGGCGCGGAGCTGATCGATGCTGAGTTCTTCAATCTTCATGGTTGGTGAAATTGAACAACTGCCTAATTTAAAAGGCTTACAGCGGCTCGTCGGAGGGCGAGCCAGTTCAGCCCGCGCGCGCGAGTGAGGGCGCGCCCGCGGGGAAGCGCGTCCTCCAGTTGAAAATCCGCGAGCGGGTCAGGGAGGTCGGTGTCGGGAAGCCGGCCACCTCCTGCGGAGAAGAAGTGGCGGGCGATGGCAGGGCGACGCTGGTGGTAGTACTCAAGAAGCCAGCCGAGCGCCTCTAAGTCCTCCCAGCTGGCGTAGTCGGCGAGGGCGTCACCGAACTCGTAGCAGGTGGCCGCCTCGGAGGCGTAGTTGACGTCGACGGAGTCGGCGTCGCCCTTGTCGAGGTGCCAAAGTGTCTTGATCATGAGGAGGCGGGGGTTGCGGTACACTCCGCGGTCAGTGATGTAGTAGCCGCAGAACTGAGGGCGGAGCGAGTGCTCGATTTTCGCCACCACCTCAAACAGGTGGCCGCACTTGCGCCACCAGGAGCAGTACTGTAGGTCGTCATTGGCGGCCATATCATCACCGCCGAAGCAGGCCGGGAGTCCACGCGGCGGGGCGTACTGGAGCTGGTAGAGCGCAAGCCCGAAGTACGTGTTGTCGTCGAAAGTGCCGGGCTCGCCGGTGTCGCGCCCGAGCTGCTTGGGGCCTATGAGGTTGCTGGTGATGTTCAGCTTCCAGTCAAGGTAGCCAAGAGGGAGGGTCCGAAGGGCTGGGCGGTGGAGCTCGAACGCGAGGCACCAGGCTTCATCGAGTCCGGCCCAACGCATGGGGGCGTAGTCGAGGCCCAAAGAGTCGCCTTTTTGCATGGTGTCGAAGCCGGTGTAGTCGCTGGCGGTGCAGAGCTTGCCGGGGCGCCAATGCTGGCGGGCCCACTCGCCGTACTCAGCCACGTTCTTGCCGCAATTGATGAAGATGTTCGGTGGCGCAGCATCCATGAGCTTGCGGCGGAGATAGCGGAAGACCGGGCCGTACATCAACACGACGAGGTCGTGGCAGGTGGCCAAGGTTTGCCCGGCCTTGCCGTCGATGCCGAGGGTCTCCTCCTTGGCCTTGAGCTGGCTCTTGATGAAGTGCTGGACGTAATGGAGCTTCCAGTCGGGGTCGGAGCGTGACACATTGTTCTCGAGAGCAGCGCGCGTCTTCTTTGTCAGCTTCACGAACTCGGCTTCATGGACGCACTCGCTGAAGAGCTCAGGGTCGAAGGGCTGGGGGTCGTGCGGAAGCTCGAGAATGGTGAGTAGGGCGTCGAACAGCAGGGCGGACTGGAGGGCCTTGGCGTGGTAGTCGGCCTCGTTAGCCTCAGCCGAGCCGCGCTTGAGGCGCTTCGCGACGGTGGCGTGGAACAGCACGGAGTCGCCCGCTTTTTGGTGGGGAAACAGGGCGCTGGTGAGCTCTACGAAGGAGCCGGCGCGTTCCTCAAACAAGCTGGACATGCCCTGGTGGCTGAGGAGCTCGCGCATCTCTCGGGGGCGCAATTGGGCGGCGGCGTCCAGAACGCCGTTGGGGTCGGCGCGGGGCAAGTGCGTGCGGGGGAGAGTTCGGTCGAGGGGCGGTTCCTTCGGTTTCAGGTTCACGGGTTGCAGGATCGGCATGTGGGTGAGGTGGACGGCAAGCTGGGCGGGTGCGCGGTCATAGAACTGGCCACTGGCACGGGACCGGGCAGCGCGGGAGGCGCGAAGGCCGTCGAGCCAGGCCATGTCGGGCTTCTGTATGCGGTACCCGCTGAGCTCCTTGCGGAAGTGTTCGAGGAAGTCCAGGGGAGAGTCCGGGTGCAGCAGAGCGTGCAGGACCGGTTGCTTCGGGGTTTGTGCGAGCTCAGTCGGGTGCAGCTGCAGCACCAGAATGAGCTTATGGGTGACGCGGGTGGCGGCGGTGAGGATGTCCCCGCTACGGCAATGGTGGAGCATTGTCGAGTGCACCATGAGCTGCGCGACCGCCATGGTATTGCCTTGGTGGGCGCTCACGGTGCGGGCGTCCAACTGGTAGCGGCGGGCATTCTTGACCTCGGAGTCGGTGAAGCAGATGAGGGGGTACTGTCGGCTGGCGGTCTGCCGCACGACGATCTGGCCCGGCTCCGGGTTGCTGGTCGGAATGCCGAGGGCGCGGGCGATGACGCCGGGGGAACGGTGGGTCCAGAACTGGTACGGGACGTCGTGGCGAAGCCAGAGGTCGACCTCGGGGGTGAGAGTGCTCAGCAGGCTTTCCTCGTTCGGGTTGTGGTAACGGCACTGGACGGGGTCGCCGAGGAGGATGACGTGGGTGATGGTCGGGCGCAAGGTCAGGTACAGGTCAACCATGCCGGGGGGAAGAAGGCTGACTTCGTCGACAACCATGACCGGGGCCTGGCGGCGGAGGCCGAGCTCGTGGGTGTTGATGAGCCAGCTTTCGGAGCCCAAACGAACGGACTGCTTCCAGTCTTCCATGATGGCACGTCGCGGCAGGACAGCGAACCAGCAGACGTTGTCGACGAACTCGCGGTGCTGCTGCAAGAACTGCTTGAAGGGTGAAGACTTGCCGCAGCCGGGAGCGCCGGACATGGTGCGTATGCTGACCACGCGAGGCTGGCCTTCAGCGTGCTTCTTGACGGCCAGATCAAGGGTGGCGTTGGCCCGGTCCAGGAATTTGGCGTCAAAGGACTTGCCAAGCTCGCGCTTGACGATTCCGGTGACGCCGGCGCGGAGCTCGCCCAGGAGGGGCTTGGCGCGGTTCGGATCGCTGGTGGTGACTTGCCACCGCCCGCCCGGGCGGTCGCCTTCGGGACTGACGTAATTGTCCAGGGAGCGAAGGAAACGTCTGACGACCGGGTGGGGGGCGACGCCGTTGAGGCGGGGAGGCGGTCGCGGGCCGGGGGGGGCAGAGAGTTCCCAGTGGGGCTGTCCGGACTGAGAGGTCAAGACAAAGGCTAGGCGCGGACCAGTGAGACGGCCGACTCGGCGAGGGACGTTGTGATTAACGCCCACAAGTGTGACGGACTTGGCGTGTAAGAGACCGAAAGCGTGGAACGCGCGCTCATCGAGGCCGGGGACAGGCACGAGATCCTGGAGTGCGGACGGTGGGAGCACGGTGCTGAGGCTGTGCCAAACGGCGCGGGGGTTGAGGCCAGCGCCGAGGGCCATCGCCTCGACGGCGCAAGTGCCGGGGTAGTCATCGGAGGGGGAGCAGGGGCCTTGCACGCGCAGCGCCGGATGCCAGGGAGAGGCCGTCTCCGACTCGAGGAGGCCAAGGCGCGCGTGCAGCCAGTCCGGGTTGGAGTCCCGGCAGGCGTGGCACGGGGCGTCGGCGGGTCCGTTGTGGGGGCGGCCGGAGGAGCAGAGGTGGGCGCCTTCGGTGAGGAGGTGCTCTGGACACATGCAGAGGTGTGGGTCGGGACCGTCCGGCGGGACGCAAATGTGGCAGCGAGCGTGGGGGCCGTTCCAGTGGCCGAAACCGGCATCGCAGACCGTCCAGTTGGAGCCGCGCACGGTGACGGCGCCGTTGTGCTGCGGGCACGGGCAGCCCTGATGCTCGCCGGCCACGCCAACCAAGCCGTGGCCGCCATCGACGGTGGTGGAACAGTCGGGGCGGTCAAGCGGGGGGGTGGAGGCGCGGGACGTGGAAGGCGAACGCGCGGGACCGCAGGCGTCGAGATCTCGCGGGAAGGGCTCGGGCTCAGGTTCGGGCTGTGGGACCAGCGGAGTGAGACCGTCGAGATGCCGGAGAACGGAAGCTGGGTGGGGGTCTGGGTCGGGATCGAGTTCTGGGGGGTCCTCAGTGGTGCCGGAACTGCCCAAGGTGAAGAGCGAGGGGCTGGGCGAGGCAGGGCGAGCTGGCGGTGGGGCGTGGCGCTCGCGCTGCTCGCGGGCCCACGCGCCGGGATTCTGGCGTTCAAACTCGGCCTGGAGACGCTGGCCCTCGGCGACTGCCGCACAGCAGGCGGGCCGGCGGCCGGGAGTCCAGTCAGGGTCCCACATGCCATGCACCGGACAGGTGTGGCAGCCCTCGCAGCGCTCGGAGCGGCCGGGCCGGCCACAGCCGGGGCACCCGCCGGCGGCGACGCGCCTAAGGACGCCGGCCGGGCCCGGGGGCGCCCACGAGGCCAGGGGGGCCGG